TTTTGTATGAACTCGGATACGTTGAAAAAGAATGGTTTATCATTGTAGTATGATCGAACAGTTTCTAATAAGATAGGTTCGTAGTTTGCGCTGTCGTTAGTAATGCGTTGAAACGATTGGGTTGTCGTCTGAGTATTACTGTTTTCATTCGCTACTCCCATATTTTGTAGGCATACCGTTGCTTTACGTAGAATACGTATATCTCTTCCTGCCCATCTTGGAACTGTCAGTCGTGGACGCATCCTTCTTGCAGTGATTCGTTGAAAACGACGTTGAGCTTGCCTTTTTCTGTACTTCCTGCTACGTTTAGGAAGTTTAATCCTTTTTGCTAAGTCCATCCATGGAACATGCTTTATGTTTTTTCTAATGTAAGGAAAAATAGCAGATGATGCTCCTGCTGCGTATGGTATTAATGCATTCATATTATAATTATATGTCTACTCGTTTATTGTGATGTGGACGCATGACGCGGTTCATCACTTTGGGTCTTGAGCCCGCCAACCTGGTGTTGGGCAGGCGTGGCTAACGTAACCGCTTGAACCTGAATCTCTGTTGTTGTCTCCACCTGATCCACCTTGTGATCCTTGCTGAAGCTTGATTTTGTCTTAGGATTTTTCGAACGTTGTTTGTAGCAACTTTTCTTCTGTACTCACGCCACCTATATAGTCTGTCAGCTCGATTTGCAAAGTAATTTTTTTTGTTTTCCCAAGCTAACCCTTCTAACATATTGTCAAATTGTTTTGGTTTTCCACGAACATGGTTGTAGTAGTTATTTTTTTGTCGTTGATAGACTCGAGTCCATTTTCTATCCCATCGTTTTGGTGCCATTGTATCAGTCGTGTGACTATTTTGTGACAGTCGGAGTATCGAAAAAAATAGCCGTTGGACTCGAAGTATTTCAAAGTGGATGTATAGTATTACCATCCACTTTGGGTCTTTGGGTCTCATAATTTTATCTCATGGCTGGGTCTCGCCGTTGGTGTTTCACATTAAATAACTATATCGACGAAGACGTTTCTAATCTTCGTCGTCTTGCTGCTTCTGACCTCTGTAATTACCTCGTGTATGGCTATGAAGTCGGGGAGTCACGAACCCCTCACCTCCAAGGATTCGTATGTTTCGCGTCTCCTGTCCGAATTGAAAGAGCAAAGCGATTGGTTGGACAACGATGTCATCTCGAAACGGCTCGCGGATCTCCCACCCAAGCCGCGGATTACTGTAAAAAGGAGGGAGACTTTGAAGAATTTGGCAGTCTCCCCGCCCCGCAAGGAAAGCGAAACGATCTTAAGGAAATCATCGAATGGCTCGACGATTTCATCGCCCTCGAAGGAAGACCTCCCACAGAGAGAGAGGTTGCACAGTTACAACCTGCGGCGTTCCTTAAATACCGCGACTTCATGCGACTTGCCCACCTCAGAGCACCTGACCCAGTTCTCAGAGAAGGAGAATGCCGTCCCTGGCAAGTCAATTTGGAATCCGAACTGGAGCACTGCTGCGACGATGAACGAGTCGTCCAATTTTTCGTCGACGAAAATGGAGGATCAGGTAAGACATGGTTTCAACAGTACTTCTTTTCCAAACATCCCGATCGTGTGCAATTGTTGCAGCCCGGCAAATATGTTGATATGGCTTATACGATCGATCCGTCGAAGGATGTCTTCTTGATTAATGTACCTCGTGGCTCAATGGAAAGTTTTGCTCTTAATTTTAGGATTCTGGAGTCTCTGAAGGATCGGATGGTTTTCTCTCCGAAGTATCAACCCCAGATGAAAATTTTATCACGTGTCCCTCATGTGGTTGTATTTTCGAATGAAGATCCTCCTCGTGATAGACTGTCTAGGGATAGGTATAGAGTACATAATTTATATAATCCTTAATTTATAGTAAATCTTTATACTTAATGGTGACTTCCATTCGGTATCCTAGCGCATGTCGCGTTGCCTTGCGGCGCGGATCTTTCGTGATCTCGAATGGCATGATTAGAAACCTTAGATCATCTTTAGGCACGTGCGGTTCGACATTTGTTTCCGGATCTGCATCCTTTTTGATAAATTGGAACCTGTACCCCCCTTTCGGTTTCCAAGTAACCACCATAGACTTTTCGTTTTGACCTGGGTATCCTCTAATACGTGTTACTGCCATGTCATGCATCACCCCTGGTACCCAAGCGTTTCCAGTTATATTATTTCCTTCAGCCGTCTGATTTGGTACGTATTCATTACCAACATCATTGTCCAAATGCGGATCATCTTGTTCTAGAGTTCCCTGCTGATTAACGTCAGTACCATTCGCGTTTTGTCCCGGAAAGAACTTTGTACCATGCGTATGAGGGTTACTCTTTATTGTTATGTTCTTTTGTGTCCACACCTTGTATTTGGCTTTATTTGGACTTGCGTAGTCTTTGTAGTTTGGCGAGTAATTGAGTGCATCAAATTGTGTGGTGAAGTCATGTTTTTCGTCCTTGTCTACCGTATCGTTCCAGAAGTCATCGAATGATAAGAAACTATTTTTCGAGACACCTTGATGGTATTCGTTTCCTGAAGGAATATCATCTTTGTCTGATTTTCTCAAGAGCATTGTTCTAATGAACATGTCTACATCTGGTTGGTAGTTGATGAATGTCAAGAAGAATGTAACGGATTGTATATCCACGGAGTTTTGTTTTGCGTCTTGGTTTAGGAGGGGCTGTGCAGTGTTTTGTATGAACTCGGATACGTTGAAAAAGAATGGTTTATCATTGTAGTATGATCGAACAGTTTCTAATAAGATAGGTTCGTAGTTTGCGCTGTCGTTAGTAATGCGTTGAAACGATTGGGTTGTCG